CATAATGGGCTTTATTCCTTTTGATGTAATGGAAAGAGGAAAGCTGAGGCATATCATGAGCATCCATTTCAAGGAGAGAGTGGCACAGAAATCACTCTCCCAAAATGTGCTCACGCCTATAATCAGCAATGGCCTCATATATGACAATGGGGCTTGCAGGAAAGGGATGGGAATAAGCCACAGCATAAACAGACTGGAGAGACATCTCCATGAGCATTACAGGAAGTATGGCCAGGAGGGATATATCTTAAAGATAGATCTCAAGAATTACTTTGGCAGCATACCTCATGACAAGCTTAAGGAATTATACAGGAAGCACATCACAGATGAGAAAGTGCTTAGGTTGGCAGATGGTTATGTGGATTCTTTTGCTGAGCACAAAAGAAAAGAGGGGCTTCCTGAGGAGGAATGCCCTATAGGGCTGGGCCTTGGGAGTGAGATCAATCAGATCCTGGCTGTAGCATACCCGGATTCAATAGATCACTGGATCAAAGAGGTTAAGCGCTGCAAGAAATATGCCAGATATAATGATGACTCATACATAATCCATCCATCAAAGGAATTCCTTCAGGAGCTTCTTTCTGAGATCAGAGAGAGGTACAGAGAGCTTGGTATCAAGCTCAATGAAAAGAAGACCAAGATAGTGAAGCTATCAAGAGGCTTTACCTTCCTAAAGGTAAAATTTAATCTCACAAAGACCGGTAAGGTCATAAAGAGAATTTGCAGGCGGAGCATAACGGCTATGCGCAAGAAGATCAAGAAATTTGCGAGATTCTTTAGAGAGGGCAGGATGTCTTTTGTGGAGATCAGAAATTCTTATCAATCCTGGAGAGGCTATGCCAAGCACATGAACTCATTTAGGACAGTCCAGAATATGGACAGGCTATTTAATTCACTGTTTATCAATGATTTCGTATTAAAGGAGGTTTAAAACCATGGAAGAGAGAACAAGAGAGGAAATCTTAGCAGAGATCAACGGATATGAGCAGCTTCTTAAGGCTCAGGACTATATTGGCGTAAAGATCGCTGAAGGAAGGGCCACAGTGGCAGATTATGCTGAGGAGATTGCACAGGCTGATGAGTGGGCAGCAAAGACCAGAGAGCTCAGAGAAGAGCTTGAGGAAATGGATGCAGCAGAATAATCACACATGAGTGCAGGGGCTTTATGCCCTTGCATTCTGAAAGAAGGCAATATGAGCAGTCACCTAAAGATAATAGAGGACCTTGAAACTTTAAACGAGACTCAGGCACGTATCATTATAGCGCTCAGCACCAGACTTGCAGAGCTGGGAGAAGTAGATACCTTCCAGGATGAGATAAAGAAGGCAGATGATCTGTATAAGGAGGTTATGGGTGATTATGTGGATGGTATGCTGCCATACAAATAGGAGAGTATAAAAATGCTAGACTTCAGCGTTTTCACAACAATATTGGCTCTTTTAATATCAGCCATTGCATTATGGAGGAATATCAAAGGAGACACTAAGGGAGAAGGGGCCCAGGTATCTGAGATCTTGGTCAAGATGGAGCTGGTGCAATCAGACCTTAAAGAGATCAAGGCTGATTTCAAGGCTGAGATAAGGACACTCAAGGGAGATGTAGAAGCGCTTAAGGAGCGCATGATAGTAGTAGAGCAGAGCTGTAAGTCAGCTCACAAGAGGATAGATAATTTACATGGAGAACATCAGACGGAAGATTAAAAAGAAAAGGCTTCCGGCGCTGGATAAATATGTGATCTTTTCTCTCAGCGCGCTCATAGCCTTCACAATCACATCAATAGTGTACCAATTCATAACGGAGCAGGAGATGAGCCCTACGCTTATCACCTGCTTCTTTTCTGCATTTGGAGGAGAGCTTCTTATGCTCTGCCTCATAAAGCGCCTGAAGCTTAAAAAAGGATCAGAGGAAGGAGATACAGATAATGAAATGGCTGATTGAAAACTGGAGCCTGCTTATAGTGCTGGCAGTATTGATAATTCTTGTAGTCAGATTCATAAAGAAATTCAGTGAGCTGCCATCTGATGAGCAGATGGAGAAAATAAGGCAGTGGATGCTATTTGCAGTAATCCAGGCTGAGAAAGAGCTGGGAGGAGGTACCGGGCAGGTAAAACTCAGATATGTATATGATCTCTTCCTGGAGAGATTCCAGAGCCTGGCACCTGCAATCACCTTTGTAATGTTCTCTGATATGGTGGATGAAGCCCTGGAGAAGATGAGACACCTGCTAGAGACCAATAGCAAGGTCAAGGAGTATATAGAGGAGGGCAAAAATGAATGAGGTACTTGGTATTGACGTAAGCCATCACAATGGCCGGATTGACTGGGCAGCAGTCAGAAGAGATGGAAAGCAGTTTGCTATCCTCAAGTGCCAATATGAGGCACAGAGCCACAGGATAGATGAGACATTTGAGTACAACTACGCTCAGGCCGGCGCCAATGGTATGGCCAGAGGCGTATATATTTATATAGCCAGGGCATCCATGGCAGATCCTGAGCTTGATGCAAGATCCCTTTTAGGACACCTTAAGAGCAGGAAGCTGGAATATGGTATATGGCTGGACCTGGAAGACAAGACTGTTGAAGTTAAAGGCAAGGCCTACATCAGGCAGCTTGCATATACCTATGCCAACATCTTCAAGAAGGCTGGCTATTATGTGGGCATCTATTGTAATAGGGATTGGTATGTAAGGCTGATCCATGATGATCTGAAAAAAGATTTTGATTTCTGGATAGCGCGATATCCTAAGCATGATACAGGAATTTATGACAAGACATCAAGCCTTAAGCCTAGCGATTCAATAGCAGTGGCCTGGCAGTATTCCAGTAAGGGAAGAGTACCGGGTATAAATGGCAACTGTGATCTTGATGTGGACTATGATGGAGTAGTGAATCTCATAGCTGGCAGCAGGCCACAGAAGCAGGGCAATCCCTACACGCTCTCAAAGGTGAGTCTGACTATGGGATGTAAAGGGGAATCTGTTAAGTGGCTGCAATATGCTCTCAATGAACATGGAGCCAATCTGAATATAGATGGAGTATATGGAAAGCTGACTAAGCTGGCAGTGCTCCTCTATCAGAAAGACAATGGACTTGTGGCAGATGGTGTGGCTGGATCCAAGACAATAGAATCATTAAAGAAGTGAGATAGAGCCAGGGGACCTTGTTAGATCTCCTGGCTCTTTTGCGTTAAGCATTATTATAAGAAGAAATAAATCAATAAATAAGTCATACATTAAGTCATACATTTTTAAGTACCATCTTCAAGCCCAGTAAAATAGCGGTATTAAAATGTAAGACAAAATACATTGAAATGAAAACAAATAGCATAACCGTGGGATATACAGAGATTTTAGTCCATTTTCAAATCCCGCTTTCTCCGTTAAAAAAAGCTCGCAGTTATGCGAGCTTTTTTGTTGCACAAGACCGGCAAGCGAATGGATGCTTGCATACAAATTCATTTGCCGGTCGTAAGAACATGGAGCACTAAGTGTGGAATGTTCGTGTGCGAAATCGAGTAGGAGTCAGCCTGCTCGATTTTCTTCTTAATCATTTTTTCCCCATTTTACACGGTAGTATATAAGTTCTGTAAAACAGCATGTAACCCAGCCTACGGGATATCCGAGGCCAACAAGAAGTGGTGTATTGTCTATATACCTGGTTACTACAAAGAGGTATATCTGCCTGATTACAACAAAGCATCCAATCATTATAAACATTGGACCTTTGGAATCGCCGCGACCTCTCAAGGCACCCGCAAGCGTGTGATTTACGCAGTTTGCGATCAGGAAAAAGACATTTGCGTGAATAAAGAGAGCCCCAAAGTCTATAACGGATTGATCTTTTGAAAACCAGCCAATTGCGGGTTCGGCAAAAACAAATAAAAGAGCAGCAATAACAACGGTAACTCCTACTGCTAAGAAGAGAGTTACCCTGGTTCCTCTGGAAGCCCTCTTATTTTTGCCGGCGCCTATATTCTGACTTACAAAGGTGGTTGCTGCCATTGCCATACTTGACATA